CTGTAGTATTTGGGTGTATGGACCCAGATTCATTCAACTATAATCCAGATGCTAATACAGACAATGGAACTTGTGAACCAGTAGTATTCGGTTGTACTAATCCTGATTCATTCAACTACAACCCAGATGCTAACACAGATAATGGAACTTGTGTTCCCGTGATTCTAGGATGTACAGATAATACATCATTCAACTACAACCCAGAAGCTAATACAAATGACGGTTCCTGTATCCCTATATTAGCAGGGTGTACAGACCCAGACTCATTTAACTATAATGATTTAGCTAACACTGATGATGGTTCATGTATACCGGTTATTTACGGGTGTACAGATAATACCTCTTTAAACTACAACCCAGAAGCTAATACAGACGATGGTTCTTGTATCCCAATTCTTTACGGATGTATGGATGAAACTTCATTTAACTACAATTCACTTGCAACCGTAGATGATGGTTCTTGTATTCCTGTAGTAGAAGGATGTACAGATAATACTTCATTAAATTACAATCCAGATGCTAATACTGATGACGGTAGTTGTATCCCAATTTTATATGGATGTATGAACCCTGATTCATTTAATTACAATGCTTTAGCAACAGTTGATGATGGATCTTGTGTCCCCGTAATATTAGGTTGTACAGATAATACAGCATTAAATTACAATCCAGATGCTAATACCGATGATGGTAGCTGTATCCCTCTTTTATACGGCTGTATGGATCCTAACTCATTTAACTACAATGCACTAGCAACTGTTGATGATGGTAGCTGTATCCCAATCATAACAGGTTGTACAGATCCAGATGCATTAAATTACAATCCAGATGCAAATACAGAAGATTATACCTGTATAGAAAAAATTTATGGATGTATGGACCCAGATTCAATAAATTACAACCCAGAAGCTAATGTAGATAATGGTAGTTGTATTACAGCAGTAGTGGGATGTATGGATCCTGAATCTTATAACTATAACCCAGAAGCTAACGTAGCAGATCCTGATGCTTGTTTATATGATGCAGGTTGTATAACAGGACCAGGTGAACCATATTGGTTAAATAACCAATGTTATGCTTGGGTAATTGACGTAGATAATTATTGCTGTGAAAATGAATGGGATCCAATTTGTCAGGAAACTTACAATTACTGTGAAAACGGATGGCCAGAAGGAATGGATATAGATGGTATGTTCTCTAGAGGACTAGATAATGTAAGTATAATTGTTTATCCAAACCCTACAGACGGTATACTTAATATAGCAACAAATCTTGATATCACCTACTCAGTACGTGATTTATTAGGAAAAATGATAATTAAATCCTCAGATAAAAAACAAGTAGATTTATCTAATGTAGAATCAGGAGTATACTTCTTATCTATTAATTATGGGGGTCAGATATTTAACAAAAGAATAATTATAGAATAAAATGAAAAAAATATTAATACTACTTTTAGTACTCCCATTTTTAGGTTTTAGTCAAGAATCTGAATCTAAATTTAAAAAAGAATTAAAGAAAACATTTAAGTTTTCAACTATATTCGCTGCTGTGAATGGAGGAACATCCCTCGCAGATAAAAATCAATTTTCAATTAATACTGGTACTTTAATTCAAGATGTAATTGAAACCCCATTTGATTATTCCTTGTCTTTAGGAATAAGAAAAATAGCTAGATTTCAATATGAAAATAGAGCTAATGTATTTTATAATGGAACAGAGGAATCGTATTCAGATAATGCAACTTTGGGTAAAATAAAAGGATTTGAATTTTTATTTGAAGCTGATTATAGAAGAATTCAAGGTGTAGAATATCTAGACCAACATCACTTTTTAAGATATGTAGCTGATAATTGGGTAGCTAAAGTAGAATATCTTGTCGGTGGGTTTATTGATATAGAATATTTCCAAGCTTCTCAAAGGTATAAACATAATATAACTAAAGAATTTTCTATTAATGTAGGAGTTGCTCAAAGACTTTCTAAACCTTATGGGTATGATCCTTTACAGGAATGGATGTTAAGTAATGGTAACCTACATTATACTTATTTAGCTTTACAAGAAGGATATAATGTAAATTTTAACGGAGGAGGGGATATAGAATATCTTAACCCTCAAGGTGACGTAGTTGCTAATAGTACGGCAGTATGGGAAGAAGTAATAATACCCCAGGTATTAGTTAACTATGTTGAAAGAAAAGAAAATGAAGCCCCATTAAGACTAGAATATTCAGCTATATTTGGTTTTGATTATTATAAATACACTAAAAACTTTTGGTTACATGCTTGGGGTAATGTAATGCCTATACATATAAAAGGTGGTGATGAATTTTCTTTTCATAATTATAATGGAGGCCAATGGACAGATTATTCTGGAGGTCTAATATTTGGTTATAAATTAACTAAATCATTAGGGTTATTTGCAGAAGGAACATATAATCAATATTGGAATAGAAATTGGCATAATTTTTCAATGGGAGTTAATTATATAATTTTTTAAAAAATGGCAAAAGAGTTAAATGAAAATACTAGTTTTCAAATAAGCATACAAACATTAATAGGTATTGCATTCGGTATAGCTACAGTAGTAGGTATGTGGTTTGCACTTCAAGCGGATATAGAAGAAGCTAAAGAACTTCCTATTGCACCCCCACCAGATGTAACTAGAATGGAATATGATATGAAAGATCAATTAATCCGTCAAACAATTATGACTACCCAAGATGATGTTAAAGAATTAAAAGATAGAATGATTCGGATGGAAGAGAAAATTGATAAACTAAGATAAATTTATTATGAAAAAGTTATTAACATTTGGAACATTTTTATTATCATTTTCATTATATAGCCAAATAGAAGTAAAATATTTTAATGCAGGCTGGAATGCAGCAAATGACATCGTTTGGGTTGATAAACTTTCAGATTGTGAAATTGAAAAATTTGATATAGGAGCTAAACCCGCAGATGCAGGTAAATTTAAAGTAGTAGTTGTACCTACCATTATAATATTCCAAGACGGAGAAGAAGCAGAAAGATACCAAGCTGATATTAGCTTTAAAATGTCAGCAACTAAAGAAGAAGTTCAAGATTATATTGATGAACTTATAATGAGCGCTTTCTAGTTCATATTTATCATAAAATAAATCGGTTACTAATTAATACGTTATATATGTTAAATTATTTAAAACGTAAATGGATGGCATTTAAAAACTTATTTGATGATGATAATAACATCAACGAAAAATCAGTAGTAGGATTCTTAGCATTTGCCGTAATGGTAATATTTGCAGTAGCAGATTTATTAACGGGATATTTAGGTAAAGACTTAGTTATAAATGAATTTATATATGATTCATTTGTATTAGTAGTTTTAGGAGCTTTTGGTATAGCGGAAGCAGGAAAAATATTTGGGGGTAAGAAATAACTATGAAAAAATTACTATTTTTACTACTTTTAATCCCAACTTTATCTTTTTCTCAATTACAAATTGGTAATTGGACTGTTGAAGAAGATAAAATGCTTCATTATATTGGAGGAGTTGCTATTACTAGTATTGCCCATGATTTATTCTTTGAAGAAACCCAAGATAAAGATAAAGCTGTTTTATATTCAATGGCCACTACCTTAGCAGTATCTGCTTTTAAAGAAATTTTTATAGACCGAAAAACTGATGGTGATGATTTAGCAGCAGGAATGTATGGGGCTTTATCCGTAGGTATAGTTATTTCTATAGATGATATTTTCAAAAAGAAAAAACGAAAAAAATTTATTAAATAAACATAATTAATTATGAGTTGTTATACAAGAGAACAAATTCAGGCTACAATGGAAAGTAAAGGATATAAATACTTTACAGGTGGTGACTTTGATGTAAATATAGTTGGAGTTAGAAACTCAGATACAAAAGGAAGAGTAACAAATGCTTTTGACGATTGTGTTACTATATCATATAAAGAAGAAGGTGAATGGAAATTCTATTGTTATCAAGCAACAACAGACCCAGGTTCACATTGGGAACAAAATTTACTAAACAAAAAAGGAGTAGCAATATTAAAGCCAGGTCAATATAGAGGTTCACATAAATTAAGATTGCACCAAGGTAAGTACTTAGCTTTAGGTCAACAAAAACCAGTTAAAGTATATAGAGACAATAATAGAGATGGTAAATATGATTTACTAGAAGAAAATATTGATGAAGGTATCTTTGGAATTAATATCCATAGAGCAACTGGTAGATCCGGGGGAAAATCAATAAGAGTAGATAAATGGTCTGCAGGTTGTCAAGTAATAGCTGATAATGATGATTGGCATCAATTTTTAGATATATGTCAAACAGCTAGAGAAATATGGGGTAACTCATTTACATATACATTATTAGAAAGTAACGATATAAGTTAACAATTGAAAACAACACAAACCATATTAGCCTTTACAAGTATGTCCTTAGGATTTATATGTTCCTATTTTATGGAACTCACAATGCAAAATGCAGAACAATATCTAGCTATCACTACTTTAGTATTTGCTGATGGATTTTTTGGCATAATAGCTGGAATAAAAAGAGAAGGTTTTAAAACTTATAAAGCAATTAAAATTTTAAGAACATTAATTTTTTGGGTTATTATGTTAACCCTAATATTAGTTATCGAAAAAAGTATACCCGGAGATGGATGGT